TTTCCGATAAATCGTGTATTTGTGAATCATAACCATCAGGTAATACTACATCAAATAAACCTGCACTTCTTAACTCTCCACTTGTCATAGCAGGAGCATTTAAGTAAGTTCCTATTGAAGAGTATAAGGTTTTAGGTACACCTTCGTAAACCTTTATTACACCGTTTCTATTTATTGCTTTCTTTCCCATAATTATGCTTCTTGAGAGATTGATGTCCATTGTTCTGTTGCACCATTGGTTGATACTATTTGAATTAGGTTTCCTACTGAACCATCATACGTTCCTGTAATTGTCTTAACCGATGCAGGTAGTGCTAAAGTATAAGCACCTGTAATGACTAAATCCTTAACCATTCCTGTTTCTACGTTTGAAAATGTAAGTGTAGTGTTACCTGATATTGTTTTTGTAAATACCGCAGCAGAACTAAAGTCTACATCGCTTGCAGAAATAACCGCAGCAGTAGTAAATTCTGTACCTAATTTATCGTAATCTACAAAATCAGCACCATAAACTTCATCAAAGTTGTCGTTGACCTTATCAAAGGCAGTTCTTAATGGGTCTCCTGTTCCATCGTTTGCTGCACTTCCGATTCCTATTACTTGTTTTGCCATATCTTAAAATTGTGTTGCGTCTGCTTTATATTGTGTTGTATCTGCACTAATTAAATTGGTGTCTGCAAGTATTAAACTACCATCAGCATTAAAAGGATATATAATACCCCAACTATTTGCTTCATTTGCATTACCGAACCAGGAAGAGTCGTATGATTCTCCCCATCCGATAGAATTTCTTCCGTACCAATCTTCAATGTTTGCCATATTTAATACAATTACTTTTTTTGGTTTTTGTTATATAAGTCAAATACTGTTTTAACTTATTTACATTGTCTTGTTTTGGTTTATATTTCATAATACCCATCCTTCAAAACTTGCATCTTTATCAGGATATACATCATCATTACTATTTGTGTAGTATTCAGGAAACTTTGAACTTGCCTCAAAACTCATATAGTTAATGAATCTATCAGTATAATACTGTGCTACGTTTCTTTCTTTTTCTATTAAGAAATCTATTTCGTTCTTTTCTACATTTGTAGCATTTTCTGAACTGTGCTTAAATACGCCCTTATTAGCGATTGTATATGCTGCGAAGGGTAAGTACTCAACTAATCCCCAATGTATCAGCATAGGCTTTATATGGTCGTTTACAAGTGCTAAATAGTCTCCTGTTAAACTACTTGCTACAATATCTGATTGTATCTTGCTATAAAGGTCAGTTCCTAAATAGTTTTGGATATGTATATCTTGTGCTATCTTAATATACTGTAAGAACTTGTCTGTATCTACATTACCGTTGACAGAACTAAACTTTACTAAATCTTTTCTTGTTATGAATAGTGCTTCTGCCATATCTTACTTATTTACGAATCCTTGATTAGGCATATCCTTTGGTCGCTTTGCAACTTTAGGGTCATTAGTTTCAGGTTTAAAACCTTCTTTCTTTGCCTTGTTAACACTTACCTCTGCGTTTGGGTTTGTAGCATCAGGTTTTACATCTACTGCCATATAGGTCTTACGCATCCAAAAATGATGGCAAGCACCTCCACCTTTATATAACCAAATATCGTAGGTAGCTGCACCGTTTAATCCCCATCCTGCATTTACCGCTCTTGTACTCATTTGCATTATATCTTCTTTACGGTATATTTTTTTAGCACCAACCATTTTCTTACAAAACTCTCTTGAATTAGCTTGTGTTTTAAGAGGTGCATATTGATAACGTACTTTAAACTTCATATCTTCTACCTCACCATCTTGCTCACTTGTAGCGTTAGGTCTTGCAGTTCCTGTAGAAGCTAAACCAATCATTTTATCTAATGCTTCTTCTTGCTCATAGTCTACTTCTCTTTCGTCTACTAATACCCAATTCTCTAAATCTTCATCTTCACCATATTCTTCAAGCAAGTCAAACATTTTATCATCATCAAACTCTTTAGATAAAGAAAATTCGTTTTTAACTCCTGTTTCTTCTTCTCTTGCTTCGTCTGTTATTGCGTTGTCTGTTTCTATAAACGCTAAAGGTTGTAAAGTTTTAAAATAAAGTTTTAGTGAAATACCATTAATAGCCAATATATCATCCATACAGTCCGTTAATAGGTCTTGGTATGGTTTTATAGTAATATTGTCAAAAAGTAAAGCAGCAGTCTTTATTTCGTCTGCATTAGACCCTAAACCATTGTTTTCTGTTCTAATTCCTAAAAGTAATGGACTTGTTACCCTGTGTGCTACTATTAGTTTAGCTGAACACTCGTTAGATAAGTATTCGTAATGTTGTGGTGCATCATTTAATGGAATATCGTCTACTGTTGTTTTAGATTCAGCATTGTTGTTAAAAGCTATTATTACTTTCTCACCTCTTGCTCCTGTAAGTTTACGCATTACATCAGACTTAATCTGCATCTGCTTTTCTCTATCAGGAACACCGTTATTAAAGTTGACTACTTTCGTGCCACTAAATCCGTTTTGTACATCGTTAATTAAGTAGTCAGCTACTTCGCTTTCTAATTCAGCGTAAGCCAATCCACCTTGATAATCTACAGGACAATAGTAATCATATCCACTAACGTACTTCTTTACTATTTTAATTTCAGGTTCGTTGCCGTTACCAAAACCAAAAGCAGCAATACGTTGAGGTTTATCACTACGCTTTACTTTTGCCCAATCGTGATGGTAGTAGTATGCTTCTATTTGTCCATCTTCGTTACATTTCTCTGCTCGTAGTGTTTGTCTTGGAAAGTGTTCTGCTTTTACTACATCTCCTTTTTGATATAACACTTGAAAAGAACCTTCACCTAATAGTTTTAAATCAAGTACTACTTTTCTTAAACAAGAGTCAGAAAATATAGAACGCATAGAAGCGTACTCATCAGGCTTTTTACTACTATCTAAAGCATCAAGACCTTTTCCATAAATCATATTACTAATACCATTTATAATAGAATGGTTTGTAGTTGAATTAGTATAAAGGTCTATCAGATAAGAATAGTAGTCGTTGTCATCCCCATACTCAACCCAATCACGATTTTTGTCCTCGCTGATTTTAGGTCTATTGTAAGATGCTAAATTAACTATGTGTAAATTATCCATTAGAATGTAATAAATTCGTTATCTGTATCGTTAGAAATAAAAGCACCACTATTGATAGTGTAATCTGTTAAGTCAGCTTGATTAGTACAAAAGATTTTATCCTTGTGTATTACTTCACTACCTTCTTTAATAGTTAGCGTATAGCTTACATCTTCTTTTAAATTAAACACCGCAGTATAAGTATTGTAATACAGTTGTTCTGCTATAGATGTAGTATCTACGTTGTGTACTTCTGTATTTGTAGTTTCATTCACAACAGTTACGTTGTAACTTGTTCCACTTGTAAACTTTCTTGGTATTAAATTAATAGTTTGTGCTGATGCACTTTCTTCTAATACAATAGAC